ATCAACCAATTCCACATTATATACACCGACACAGAGATAAGTGCCAGAGCAGTAGCAGAGGCAAGAATGGAGATGGCAATTTCTTTAACTTGTTCCATTATTAGTTCATTTTAAGTAGTTTGGCAATTTCATCCTCCTCATCACCGCTTCCATCCTGGAAATACTCTAAAGTTAGCCTTGACTTTGGATCTAAGCCTAAAGTCTTGCTTAATTCGAGAAATAACTCAAAACCTTGCTTAAATGCAGTCCATTCGGCACTTACCTGCCTTGCACCGTTAGGATGCACCATAACTGCACCATCTTTGCTCAATATCTCGGCATTGTGCAATAAATGACCTATTGCCCGTGCTGCGATTGAAAGGTAAATCTCGTCAACTTGCTTTCCAGCCTTGTGGAGGTGTTGGTGTTCACGGATTCTGTTGGTTGTT